CTTCGCCTTTATGAAATTCCTAATCAATTTACTATTCTGATAGAACGAATTTGTCATACAACTCGGAAACAGTTGGAGACAGGTCCTTGTGTTTCTATAGGAATGAAATGGTCTCGAGCAGGAATGGATAAGATGGCAGAAAGATTAGGAGTCTTGGACCAGTTTGAACATCTTAAAACATATGATGATGGAGATTTTAATGGAATGGATGTTCATACTAATGTCGTTTATATGGATTTTTTTGACTCCTTTGCTTTGGCTTATTTTCGTCCTGATCACCCTCATTATCCGATAATGCGTAGAATGGTTAAATATATTTCTGAGCACAGTAGTGTTCGTATTCTGCGTTACTTTGGTGATCTTGTTGCTATAATAATAGGACAAATGGAATCTGGGCGTTGGATGACCTCTCATGGAAACAGTTTTAATGGCATCCTTTGGTACTTTATGTTTCAGGTTTATCACATCAAAATGCAACCTCTTGAAAAGCGAGCCTTTATAGAGCAGCAGCTTATTGAGAAAGTGACAAAATTGATTATTTATGGTGATGATCAAATACAAACTCAGAATAGATCAATACTTTCTCATACTTTTAATATGCGTACATACGCTGCCTTCCTGAAGAAACATGTTGGGATGGAGATGCGTGATGTCCGGGTGGATGTTCCTTTTTGTGCTTCGGTGCGGAAGGGTTTTGCAGTCCAAAAAGGCATAGTCTTTTTGAAAATGATGCCGAAACGCAATTTGTGCACCACACCGGGACAGGCAAAGTACCTTCCTTTTAGAGATATTAGTGAATATGTCATTAAATCGGTATTTGGACGTGAGTCTAAAGACCGTGATATTTATGATTTTATTCTTTCTTTGATAGGTCATTCTTATGGTACTTACGCTAGTAATTTTCCTGCTTATTCTTATTTGCGCTTCGCTTATGCTAATGCTTTGGCAAAAATACCCCCTCATGAAACAAATTTGGGTTTTGCAACATCAAGAGCACATAATAATGCTGATCTTATTAAGAAAATGCGTCAGTGTGATATTACTATAACAGACCTCCAACGAGGTTTCCCGACATGGGAAAACCTGCAGCGAAAAAATGTGTGGGATTCTGTTTATCACGCTGAGTTGCGTAATGATTTTCTACATTAAATAATTGAGAAAATAAAAATTAGAGTAGTTGTTGTGTAGACATCCAGAGTAACGTCTTCGGAAAAACTGGTATAACACACTGGCGAACTAATATTATAAAT